GAGAACGCACCGTGTACGCGCTCAACTTCGCGCTGCTCGGCGTTCGATGCCGTGCCGCTTTGCGCCATGCGTGCAACCATTTCCTGCTCACGCTGCTTGTGCTTAATTTTTACGTCCAAGTCGGCAACCATGTTGTCGAGCTTGTCGCATCGTTCCTGCTCGGCCTCAGTCAATGAACGGCCTTCGCTGTCGGCCTTCTGTCCGATACCTACGAATTCTTCGTAGTATGCAGAACGTTGGCCCTTTAAATCGTTAAGAGTCATATTTGAAAAATTAAATTCTGATTTCTGCGTAAAGTTACGCGCTTCGGTTTTTATGGTTTCAGGTTCTGCGCGCTCTTCCGTTGCCGGTTCTGCTGCTACCTGTTCGTCGTTCAATTCCTCCGCTTCCTGCGCCGCCGCTGCCATGTTTCGCGCTGCTACTGTCGTGCTTGGGCTTGCTGGGTATGTCACGGCTGAAGTGTCCAACAAACGGCCAATTTTAGTTATTGTTCGCGTGCTACGGTCTTCGCTCCATTCGTCGGCGTCAATCGTAAACGCAAACGAACTTTGGGTAATGTCGCCGCGCTTGATTAGCTTGTAAAGGTCGCGCCCGTCTTGCGTGTCGGCAAGTGCCGCACGGTATCGCAAGCCCGTTTCGTCAACCGTGAGTTCTAACGTTCCGTTGGTAGTTCGTGCAAGTGGCGCGCCGGTATGGTTAAGCAAGAACCGCACGTCGTCGCCTAACACGTCATCGAATGCGCCGCGCGCTACGGATTCTTTGAAATACCCTAAATCATACTCGACTTCGAAGTTGCTGGCGTAGCCTTCCACGATTAACGAATCGTCGCCCGCTGCCCGCACTTCGGCGGTTCTTAATTCCACGTCGTCGCCATACTGCGCCCGCAGTTCGGCTTCGTGGTTGTTGTTCTTTTCTTCCATTTTATTAATTGTTTTGCGCGCCCAAGGGAGCATAGATTTACCGCCCCATGCGTCATACATCAAACCGCCGCACCCTTCGTCGTAAGGTACGTCGGCGTTTTGTGCGTGACGGCTTAAAAAGCTGTAAACGCGCTTTACTGTGTCCAAAGATAGCTTTTCCCGGCTGGCGATTTGGTTGGCTCGCTGCTTACCTACCGGCGTGCCACAACTGCCCCAACCATTTTCGTCTGCCCATTTTAGGGCGCGTTTGGCGTTATTTACCGCGCTTTCAGGGTAATCATTGAACGCCATTGCTTGCTAATTTTTCGCTGTATTCTTGCAGCTTGTTTAGCGCCAACTGGTTCACCTGAATTACATGGCTGTCGCCCCCTTCCGTGGGGTTCATATCCTCTTTTTGCCGCACTTCGTTAATGTTCAAAACGCCGTTTTGCAGCATCTGCGTGTAGAACGCCGCACGGCTTTGCATGTCGCCACGGTACAAGTCGTTTAAATTAAACTTGCTGTACAGCTCGGGCCGCTCGCGTGCCTGCAATAACTTCCGGTCGATTTCCTGTTCTATGCGCTTTGCCCACGGCGTAACCGTATGGCGTGCAAATTGCAGGTTTTGTTGCTCGACGTTGTTGTACGTCGTCTGCGATTCTAGTTGCACCAAGGCAGGGGGCACGCTGAAAATGCGGCAAATCTCTTCGGCCTGAAACTTGCGCGTTTCGATGAATTGCGCTTCGTCGGGGCTAATGCTGATTCGCGAATACTTAAACCCGAACGGCAAAAGCTTCGTGCCGGCTTGCTGCTGCGCCTTGTTCCAGGACTGCTGGATAATATCCATCTGCTCCTTTTTCAAAGGCTGGTCGCTCGACAAAATGCCGGTCATTTGCCCGCCGCTTCCAAAGTATTCCGCGCCAAATTCCTCGGCGCTTTTTGCGAGTCCCAAGTTTTCACGGTGCAAGCGAATCGGGCTTTTGCGCTGAAGGTTGCAGATTTCGAGCATATTTTCGGGCTGCACCATTCCGACGTTCTTAACTGAAAAAACGGGCTGGCCGTTGACGAACTTGCGGTCTACGTCGTAATAATCCAAGCAAATGAGCTGCGTTGCGTAGCCGCGTGCGTCGCGTTCAATCAGCGCGTAGCCGCAACCGTTTAACACGGCGTGGCTGATAATGGTTTCCCAAAATTCAAACGCAGTTTGGTATTCGTTCGGCTTGTATTTGACTACATCGAACGCCGGATGCACGTTCGCAACGTCAATGTTTCGGCCGTTGCGTTCGTAAATATCGAGGTTCAAGCTCGCGAGCGTACTTGCGATTTTGTAGGTGCAAGCGTAAACCGTGGAAATAGTAAGGGCCGTCGCTTCGTTTACGTTCGCGCCGCTAATCGTGTGGCCGTAAATCCCTAGCTCGTTGGGAATTGCTTGGCTGTCGTATTTGCCTACGCGGTAGCGAAAAAGCGCGTTGAATCTGTCGCGAAGTGTTGCCATATGGTTCGCAATTTACGAAAGGGAAATTATGTCGAATATAGTGTCGGCTGCGCCGCTCGTTTTGTGGTGGCCGTATTCGTTCATAGCAATTATTGAAGCTATAACGCCGTCGACTTTCTTGCTTTCGTGCTTCTCTTTCGTTACCCGCTTGTTCTCGTTTACGTCGGTATAAACCACCGCACAGCCCATTTGCCAGCGCAGCACCTCATTGCCGCCGTGAACAATATTACCTTTCATCATTTGCATTTCAAATTCCTTCGTTGGGCCGTTCATCGTCGTAATGTTTTGCGCCATTGGGTGCATTTCAATGTCGTCTTGTATCAGCTCGCTAACGATGTAGGTGCTGAACCTTGGGTCGTAGCCAATTGACCGCACGTCGTATTTGCCGCACGCTTCGACAATGTGTTCTTTGACGTAACGAAAATCGGTTACGTTTCCGGGCGTTACCGTTATATGGCCGTCCTTCGCAAACCTGTGGTAATCAATGCCCGCGCTTAGTTTCTTGGAATCGGCTTTATCCTGATTTACGAACTGATGAACGATGAGGTAAAAGCAATCGCATTCGTCATCCCTAAACAGCAAAGCAAACGCCGTTAAATCCTGCGTACTTGCAAGGTCTAGGCCGCCAAAGGCCGGCAAGCTCGGCAGCTTGTCCCACGGTATAGGGTCGCTCCCGCGCATGAAAACGTCGTCGGGAATCCATGCCGTCTCTGCGCTCGTCCAAATATTTAGGTTCAGCCGTAAAAACGTGTTCAGGTACGACGGGACGTTCTGCGCTTTCTTGCTTTCTTGTTCAAAGTACGCTTTGGTGCAGATGCTGCCATATCCCGGATTGGCTTTCTTCCATGTTTCCTCGCTTGTCCAATCATCGCTTTCATCAGCGGCATAAAGTACCGGGAGAAAAGTTTCATCGCGTAAAGTGCCCTCCGCCACTTGCCGAGCGTACTCATGCACTTCAAAACAAATCGAGTTCCTATCATGGCCGGCGGTCGTTAGTGCAATTATCAAAGGCTGCGTACGTGCGCCCGTAGACGTTACAAGAACGTCCCATAAATCGCGGTTGGGCTGCGTGTGCAGTTCGTCAAATATAACGGCATGGCAGTTAAAGCCGTGTTTCGTGCTGGCCTCGGCGCTGATGCTTTTGTAAAAGCTGCTTTTGTACTCTATTTGCGAACGCAGCACCTTCGCGCGCTGACTCAAGTGCTTGTTGTTGTGTATCATCTCCTGCGCAATCGAAAAAACTATGTTCGCTTGGTTGCGGTCGCCCGCTGCGCTTATCACTTCCGCGCCGGGTTCGTTGTCTGCAAAAAGCATGTAGAGCGCAATGGCTGCGCTTAAATTCGACTTGCCGTTCTTCCTTGGAATCTCAACGTAACAGGTTCTGTACTTCCTGCGGCCGTCAGCTTTCTTCCATCCAAAAAGCGGGCGTATTATATCGTCCTTTTGCCAATCCTCCAGTAGGAACGGCTGCCCGCCTAACTCGCCTTTAACGTGGGTGCAAAACTTCTCGATGAAGTCAACGGCGCGGCTGGCACTTTCCTCGTCAAAATAATATTCAGCTGAAATATCCGTCAACGCTTTCTTCGCTTTCCGTCGTTGTACCTACCAACCGTTCGAGCGTGGCAATCATTGCTTGCTTTCGCATTCGGGCTTCCTTGAGTTGCTGCCATTCCGGGCGCGCACGGCTGTACACGTCGCCGCTTTTCCCCGTCACCATGTAGCACGTGCCGTTTTCGTTGCAGTACGCTTGTAACATTTCTTCCTCGATTTCTACGCAGGCCAGTGTCTGAATCAACGATTTTACGCCGCTGGTGAGGTCGTTTCGCGTGCTGTATTCCGCTACGCGCTCGGTATATCGTTGGAATTGTGCGTCGTTCATGCGCCCAATTTACGGGGTTTCCCTTTTAGTCCGAATATCAAAAAGTGAAAACCTCTA